ATGAAACTCAAGTATGTTGTAAAGGCAAAGGATGCCATCGTTAGACTCACCGAGAAGCGTTTTGCCGACTACAAAAAACTGCGTGAAATCGTAAAGCTCCGCAAGAAGGTGGAAGCCGAATACGAATTTTACTGCGAACAGGAACGCAAGGCTGTCGAGACCTATGGCGAAAAGACCGAACACGGCACTCCCGCCTTCCTTTCCGATGGGCGACTTAAGCTCAAGGACATCAAAGCAAAGGAGGCTTTTGAAGCGGAAGTTGCCAAGCTGCTCGACACCGAAATCGAGGATTTTGAAATCATCACTCTTAAGGAGGAGCATTTCAGATCCGCCGATGACCTTCCCACTCCCAACGATATGATTCTGCTCGAAAACATTATCAATTTCGCTGATTAAGGAGGTAGACTATGGAACACATCACAACCGTTGCGGCAGTAATAACCGCCCTTGGAGTTATCTTCGGGGTGGTTTTTGCCGTATACAGATGGTATCTCAAACAAGAAAAGCAGGACAAGGACATCAAGGCAATCAAGGAGGAACAGACCCTCCTTACCCAAGGTGTCCTTGCTTGCCTCAAGGGTCTGCAAGAACAGGGCTGTGACGGCCCCGTGACCCTTGCTATCAACAAAATCGAAAAGCACCTAAACGAACAGGCGCACAAATAAAGGAGGAATTTTATCATGACAAACTTTGTAGATTTTGCAACCATCCCCGCGATCGCCGCTATCGTGTATACGATTATCGACATCGTAAAAACCGCTATGGGCGGTGACGATAAGTTCAAGAGGTTCATTCCTCTTATTGCTTGCGGTCTCGGTGCCCTCATCGGCACGATCTGCTTCTTCTGCGTTCCCGGTGTTCTTGAAACCACGAACATTCTCGTGGCAATCGTCATCGGCGCAGCCAGCGGTCTTTCCGCAACCGGCACCAACCAGGTCGTAAAGCAGCTCACAAGCAAACCCACAACTACTGTTGATACCCCCAAGGAGAGTGAGTAATTTGAATCTTCATACCCTTATTTTTACCGAGAACGCTTGCTATAAGGCAGGCAGAACCATTGCGGTTAAAGGCATTATGGTTCATTCCACCGGAGCAAACAACCCCTGGCTCAAACGCTACGTTGGCCCCGATGACGGCTTGCTTGGCAAAAACAAGTATGGCAACCATTGGAACACCTATCACCCCGGCGGTCGTGAGGTCTGCGTTCACGGCTTCATCGGAAAACTCGATGATGGCACAATCGCAACCTACCAGACCTTGCCTTGGAATCACCGAGGATGGCACGCGGGCGGTAGCGCCAACAACACACATATCGGCTTTGAAATTTGCGAGGACGATCTTACCGATGCCTCGTATTTTAATGCCGTTTATAAGGAGGCTGTGGAGCTTTGTGTATATCTCTGCAAGCTCTATGGTCTTACAGAGAAGGACATCATCTGCCACAGCGAGGGTCGCAAGCAAGGCATCGCCTCCAATCACGGAGAAACGGGGTCGATGAAGTAGAGTGCCAAAGGTCATGTGACTTCTCAGTATAATATAGCTTGGTGTTACTATAATGGAGTAGGCATAGAGAAATCGTATGAGAAAGCAGTAGAGTGGTATACCAAGGCTGCTGAGCAAGGTCATATGACTGCTCAGTTTAATTTAGCCTGGTGCTATTATAATGGCCTGGGTACAGAAAAATCATTTGCAAAAGCGGTAGAGTGGTATAATAAAGCTGCCGAGCAAGGTCATGTAAAAGCTCAGTTTATTTTGGCTTTGTGCTACTATAATGGTAGTGGCGTAGGTCAATCATACGAAAAGGCGGTAGAGTGGTATACCAAGGCGGCGGAGCAAGGGTATGCAGATGCTCAGTTTAACTTGGCTTGCTGTTATCACAATGGTCTGGGCGCAGAGCAATCACTTGAAAAAGCAGTAGTGTGGTATATCAAATCCGCTGAGCAAGGGTATAAAGACGCTCAGTTTAACTTGGCTTGCTGCTATTACAAGGGTTTGGGTGTGGAGAAATCACTTGAAAAAGCGGTAATGTGGTTTACTAAGGCAGCCGAACAAGGACATATAATTGCTCAGCGCAATCTAGCATGGTGCTATTACAATGGCGAAGGTGTAAAGCAATCGTACGAAAAAGCTGCAGAGTGGTACATCAAGGCGGCGGATCAAGGCGATAAAGAATCTCAAGGTAATTTAAGTATCTGGCATTGCGATAGTGATGACCCATCCTATAAAAAAGTAATAGCGTGGTATATCAAGGAGGCAGAAAAAGGAGATGCAGACATTCAGTTTCGTTTGGCGGAATGCTATGACAGTGGACAGGGTGTGGAGCAGTCCCAAGAAAAAGCAATAGAGTGGTTTATCAAGGCGGCAGAACAAGGGCATGAGGATGCTCGGGATGCTTTATATTTGTGGGAGCCTGAAGACGAAGATTCATTGTATAAAAAAGTGACAGCGTGGTATATCAGAGAAGCGGAGAAAGGTGACGCACTCGCTCAGTTTATAATAGCTAGGTGCTATCAATATGGTAGCGGTGTAGAGCAATCGTATGAAAAGGCAGCAAAGTGGTATATCAAGGCAGCGGAGCAAGGAAATAAAGCTGCTCATTGTGAGGTAGCTCGTTGCTACTATCACGGCTGGGGTGTAAAACAATCGTATCAAACAGCGGTAGAATGGTATACCAAAGCAGCAGAGTTAGGAGAAACCCCTGCTCAATATTTCTTAGCCGATTGCTACTATGAAGGTAAAGGCACCGAGCAATCGTTTGAAAAGGCGGTAAAGTGGTATACTGTGGTCGCGGAGATAGGATTTGCAGACGCTCAGTATAAATTAGCCATGTGTTATGAAGATGGCAAGGGTGTAAAACAGTCGTATGAAACAGCAGTTGAGTGGTATATCAAGGCAGCGGAGCAAGGACATACAGAGGCACAGTATAGTTTAGCTAGTTGCTACCTCAATGGCGAAGGCGTAGAACAATCCTGTGAAAAGGCGTTAGAGTGGTACACTAAGTCGGCGGCACGAGGACAAGAGAGCTCCAAGTTTATGTTAGAATGTTACGAAGCTATTGCTGGTACGCAACCAAGCGAAATGGCAAGAGCGTGGTCTATCAAGGCTGCAGAAAGAATAAAAGGAATTTTAAATAGCTACGATGATAATGGTGTAAAACAACGAAGGGAAAAGGAGACTGTTTCAGATAAAAATCTAACATTAACAGCAGCTCTTCTGAATGGCAACGGCTTTTTCACTAAGGGATTTTTCAAAAAGACTTCCATGTTAAATTTCCGTCTGGAGGTATCGATTGAAAACCCCAAAGATTTAGAAATATTTAGTGTCACTGCAAAAATAAAGGGTAAAAATACTCACCATGAGCAAACGCTATCGACATCTCGTAAAAGTATAACTTCTTTCGATATTCCGACAAGTTTATATGAGGAAAATGTTGAAATGATCGTTACCGTCGTATACAAGAATAGTGAGAAAAAATCGCAATCTATCAGTGTTACGGTCTCAAAGAAATTTTGAGACAACATTAAGTGGTTTTTAAAGAAGTTGTTTGCTAAGAAAAAGAAAAAAGATGAAAGGAAGGTTGTATGTATAGAAGATTAATTACCGTATTTATACTGATCGTTGTGATATGTAGTTGTGTTGCGTGTTCGAACAATGATGAGCAAATACCTGAAAATGCGATCCTGGTATATTGCCCGTCGGATAACATTTCATATATCACCCCTGGAGATTACCCCATTTTCAATGCAGAAGATGGTGAAGTATTCAAATGGGGATATAATGTGTTTGTTTCTAAAATGAATGGTAACGACAAATTAACTCTTAGTGCAAATAGGAATGAAGGGCTTGGTCGTACATCTCTGACCCAATGTGGGTGCTATTATCAAACCGATGAATTGTTTGGGTACGAGGATGGCGTTTATATTGGCACAGAAAAAGTCATTTCAGAGGAGTGCGTTGGATTGGTGGCTTCGTGGATGGATGGAAGCGCGGTTTTGATTTTTACCAATGCCGGCGATAATTCATATGTTTACAGCGCACGGAAAATGGACGAAACGTGGGTTCTTGATGCAGAGGGTAAGATTAGCCTTGGTTCAAATATAAACTTCATTTTTTATGACTGGTCTTATTACCCTGTAATGACAAGCTCTCCTCCCAAAACCATGTACCTGGTTACTGAAGAAGAATTAATAGCACTTTCCGTGGGAGATTATCTTGACGATAAGTGTGGAGATTTTCAAACGGTTACCGCAACTGCTATAGAAACGCCTGAATATTGGCACTATCTTCGTCCAACGAGCGCAGTAGCAATAAACGATATGCTGTATATCGGAGATATGTTCGGCGTGGTTGAAGCTAATATAAAAACACACGAAATTACATATTATCCCGTCGATTTAAGATCCCAAAAGTGAGGCTTTAACATGCTGATAGGTCCGTTTTTCTACGTCCCACAAAAGCGAAAAATCATATACAATGCCTGCGCTTTAGAGAATGGTGAATGCCGATATGGTGGAAAGTATGATAACCCGTATGGTCACGAGCAATTATGGGATGACCATTTTTCTAACGGAGACTACATAAATTATCCACGCGGAAGGGTCATTTATGATGGCGATAATCAGCAGGCTTTGATTTACATAGACAGATGCATCGATAAGCCTGCAATGATTGAAAAGATCAAAGAACTATTTGACATAAACATTCCGTATGTGGTTGAATATGATTTTCATTATCAATGTAAACGCTGCTTAAAGAATATTTGGGATGAATAAAATGTGTCCACCGAGGACTTATTCTTCGGTGGGCATTATTTTTTCACAATAATTCCGTTAATTTTTTCCGAAACGACATTTTAATGTCCGGTGGTGTAGTGAGGAAGCCCCTCAAAGGAGGAAATCACTATGACCGAAAAGCAAATGTCGCAGATCGTAGAGATGCGAAAGAACAATATAACATATGCCGCAATAGCCAAGGAAACCGGTATTCCCATCGGAAGTATCAAAACCTTTTGTCGCCGTGAAGGAATGACTACGAAAAAAACTCCCACCGTTCCCACCTGCAAACACTGCGGAGCTGTGCTGCGAAACACTCCCCACTCTCGCCCCAGGCTCTTTTGCTCGGACAAATGTAAACAGACCTGGTGGAATCATCACAGAGGAGATCGCGTCAGCTCGAAAATGCTACCGCATACTTGTTCCACCTGCGGTAACGTCTTTATGGACTATGCCGGTGCCAATAGAAAATATTGCTCCCAGGCGTGTTACAGAGATAGGGGGCAAGACGATGGACAGTAATTTTTTTGATGCTCTCCTGGGATATAAGTCCGCTATGGCGCAGGCGAAAAGCCTTTATACCAAAGGGCTTATTAACGCAGATGAATATGCCATAATTGAGACAAAAATGTGCGAGAGATATGGTATCAATTTCGGCAGTTTATATCGGGAAAATGACTGGATTTATACTCTATTGTATGGTAATATATCACCTAACAAGGAGGTGATATAATGCCTAAAACAATACGCAAGGTGATGTACTTACCGAAGCTGCAAGGCAAGAAGCGGGTCGCTGCCTATGCCCGTGTTTCCACGGGAAAGGATGCAATGCTTCATTCCTTGTCAGCCCAGGTCAGCCATTACAGCACACGCATACAAAATAACCCCAATTGGCAGTATGTCGGTGTCTACTCCGATGAAGCCATAACGGGAACAAAGGAAAACCGTCCTGGTCTTCAGAAGCTCATAGCCGATTGCCGTGACGGAAAAATAGACCTCATAATCACGAAATCCATCTCTCGCTTTGCCAGAAATACCGTAACGCTCCTTGAGACCGTTCGTATGCTGAAAGAGTTAGGGGTGGATATTTATTTTGAGGAGCAGAACATTTACACGATGAGTGCCGATGGCGAGCTGATGCTTACGATCCTTGCATCCTACGCCCAGGAAGAAAGTCTTTCGGCAAGCGAAAACCAAAAGTGGCGCGTCAAACGCAATTTTGAGAACGGCATCCCCTGGTCGACCTTTATTTACGGATACCGCTTAAAGAACGGAAAACTTGAAATCCACTCAGAGGAAGCAGAGGTCGTTCGGAAAATCTATCGATATTACCTTGAGGGACTTGGCTTCAATGCCATAGCGGAAAGGCTTAATGCCGAGGGCGTTCCTTCATCCTTCGGCCGCAGATGGCAAGAGTCAGTTCCAAAAGGCATACTTTCAAACGAGGTCTACATTGGCAATCTGCTTTTACAAAAGAAATACCGAGAAAACCATATAACCAAAAAGACTATGGTCAACCGAGGTCAACTTCCACAGTATTACGTGGAAGAAGCCCACGAAGCAATTATTGACCTTGAAACCTATAAAGCGGTACAGGAAGAACGACAGCGCCGAGTGGCGAAGTTCAATAAAAAGCCGTATACGCCTACATTCTATCCGTTCACGAGTCTCCTGGTCTGTGAGCATTGCGGAAAGCATTATAGGCGGAAATGCACCACCACGGGTCCCGTTTGGATTTGCACTACCTATAACCAACATGGAAAGGCGGCTTGCCCCTCAAAGCAAATCCCCGAGCCAACGTTGGAGGCGCTTACAACCGAGGTGACTGGCATAGAAGAATTGACATTGGAGAGCTTGCGTCAGCAATTACACAGCATCTTGGTTTGTGATGAGAATTTGCTTGTTTTCCGCTTGCACGATGGCACGGAAGTAAGGCGCATGTGGAAAGACCGCTCACGAGCCGAAAGCTGGACGGAAGATATGAAAGCGGCGGCACGAAAGAAAACCCTGGCAAGGAGGAATGACAATGGCTAAGATTACGAAAATCCCGGCAACCGTAAACCCATTAACACGCTTACCCACGACATCCATACGCAAACGGCGCGTTGCAGGCTATGCGAGAGTGTCCACCGATAGTGATGAGCAGTTCACAAGCTATGAGGCACAGGTCGATTATTATACGGATTACATCAATTCTCGTGAGGATTGGGAGTTTGTAAAGGTGTATACGGATGAAGGCATCTCTGGCTGCAACACCAAGCACAGAGACGGCTTTAACGAGATGATTGCCGATGCCTTGGCAGGAAAGATTGACCTCATCGTCACAAAATCGGTCAGCCGTTTTGCAAGAAACACCGTTGACAGTCTTACCACGGTGCGAAAATTGAAAGAACGCGGGGTCGAGGTTTTCTTTGAGAAAGAAAACATATATACCTTTGACGGAAAGGGTGAGTTGCTTATTACCATTATGTCAAGCCTTGCCCAGGAAGAAAGTCGATCCATCTCCGAGAACGTGACTTGGGGTCAACGCAAACGCTTTGCGGACGGTAAGGTGACAATGCCTTACAAGCGTTTCCTTGGGTATGACAGAGGACCCGATGGTCAGCCTGTTATAAACGAGGAAGAAGCTAAGGTTGTGCGCCTTATATACCGTCTCTTCATACAGGGCAAAACGGCGGTTGGTATCTGCCGTCGGCTTGAGGAGATGAACATACCGACTCCCGGTGGCAAAAAGAAATGGAGCCAAAGCACGGTGATGAGTATTCTTCAGAACGAGAAGTATAAGGGGGATGCATTATTACAGAAAAAATTTACTACCGATTTTTTGTCAAAAACCATGAAAATCAACGAGGGAGAAGTTCCTCAATACTACGTGGAAGGGAGCCATCCGGCAATTATAACCGCATTGGACTTCGACATTGTTCAAGACGAGATTGCTCGCCGACAGCAGCTTGGGCGCTCATACAGCGGTTCAAGCATCTTTGCCAGCAAGGTGATATGCGGTGATTGCGGAGGCTTCTACGGCAAAAAGACCTGGCACTCCACCGATGCCTACCGCCGGGAAGTCTGGCGCTGCAACAGCAAATTCAGCGGTCAAGCCAAGTGCGAAACGCCCACCTTGGACGAAGAGACCATCAAGTCAATGTTCCTCAAAGCCTATAACGAGCTGATGAGTGGGCGGGATAGGGTTGTTGCCGATTGCGAGGAGATGAGGCGGATTGTTTGCGATTGCGCCGAGCTTGACGCAGAAATCGAGAGCCTCAACGATGAAATTCAAGCGGTAGCGGAAATGGTTGCACAATGCGTAAAGGACAATGCAAGCCGTGAGCAGTCCCAGGAGGAATACCTCAAGAAGTATGAACGTCTTGAACGCAGATACAAAAAAGCCACAGATGCGTTAGGCGTTAAAAACGCAGAGCGTGAGAACCGGATGCAACGAGATCGAGAACTGCGGATATTCATAGGTGCCTTGGGGCAGAACCCTCTCGTCCTGGAGACCTGGCAAGAGGAGCTTTGGATAGAACTGTTGGATACAGCCACGGTGCATAAGGGCGGCAAGGTTGTGTTCCGCTTTAAGAACGGCGTGGAGATAGAGACACAGGCATAA